CACACGGACGATCATCAATCCTGATGGGAGCAGCCGGATTACCAAAACAACCAAAGTCACCGGCAAAGGCCAAATCTACTTTATCAATAAATTCAAAGGTGAGGGATGGGCATGAAAAACGCCAGAGAATGCAGGTATCAAATGCGCTGCTGGCTGGAGGCCAGCAAGGACGCCAAAATGCGGGGAGATGAAACGAATGAGCAGCATGCTATTCAGATGTTCCGGTACTACCGGGACGAGCTCCTCACGATCTGGAGCAGCCCGGCCGAGATTGCCGCAAACTGTGGATAATCTGTGGACAAACGAAAAACAGCCCGACGGGGTAGGAGCCGCGGACTGTAGCTTTAGAAAAAATTATTTAACGTCAGTCTATCAGGGATTGGAGGGAAAATCAATGAAAATCGACGATAAGGAAAAAATCGTCATTGTTGGCACGTGTGCCGATCCTTCTTGCCGCCGGGTTATCCTGGCCGGCCAGTCTGTAGTACGTTACGGAAATTCATTATGCTGCGGTTTTAAGTGTCTGAATCGCTACATGTTCGGCGGGGTGCGTCGTGGTTAGCTTTGGGTTTCACCCTGTACCTAAGCCGCGGCACAAACGTAACAGGCCCACCGCTAAGCAGCGTGGCCGTATCAGCAAGGAAGTGTATGCGGCAGCGCTGGAGCGATCCGGCGGCTGCTGCGAGCGCTGCGGTAGTTCGGAGGGGCTACAGTGTGCCCATCTGGCCCGGCGCTGGCAGATCGAGAACGAAACCACCGTCAATGATGTCGCTATGCTCTGCGGTCCATCTGTTAACACCGGAACTTGTCATCATTATGTCGATTATTCGGCAGCAGGCAAAGAGTGGGCAGCGCAGCGGCGGCGTGAACAGCATGAAAGGACTGAACTGAATGACTAATTTAGAGGGCAGCATTGCGTTTGAAACGGGGTTCTTCATCGGGCCGAATGAAATTTTTGACCGGGACGACGCCGGAACGCATGCCAAAATCGTATTTCTATACCTCTGCCGCTGTGCCAATAATTCAACGGTTGCCTTCCCGAGTTATAACACGATCGCCGCGAAATGTTCTATGAGCAGACGGAAAGCGATTGAGTGTGTGGAGTGGTTGGTAGAGCATCGTTTGCTCGAAAAAATCATCCGACGTGGTGATGAAAAGAACAACAGCAACCTTTACAAAATTGCTCGGGGTGGTGCACAGCATGCACTAGGTGGTGCACAGGATGCACCAGGGGTGGTGCACAGCATGCACCAGGGTGGTGCACCACATGCACCCTATAAAGAACTAATTATAAATAACCATATTATAAATAACCACTTAAAAAATACATTGTCAGGCAAGCCTGACGAGAGTGTTCCGGAACAGGTCATTGCTTACCTCAACGAAAGGACAGGCAGCCGCTTTAAAGCCGGAACAGGAAACACCGCTAAGCTGATCAATGGCCGGTTAACCGAAGGAAGAAGCCTCGAAGACTTTAAAACCGTGATTGACAATAAGGTTGCGGCCTGGGCGGGGACGGACCGGGCGCAGTACCTGAGACCATCAACATTATTCCGGCCGGGCAACTTTGAAGCTTATCTCAATGAGCCGCGGCCAAAGGGAGGGAATAAGGGTGCGGCAGATCAATCTAACCGAAGCGGTTCCGGTCTTAGCCAGTTCGTCATTGAATAAAAAGCCAGACAGTCCGATCTGGGGCTGCTGCATCTTCTGCCAGGCCGAGCTGGGATATGGGGAATACACGGTGCTCGGGCGGACGCTGTACCCGCCGCTCTCCTGCAAATGCGAGACAGACATACTTGCCATGCGCCGGGAGGAAGAGCAGCAGAAGAAGGAGCGAGAGGAGCGTCGCCGGGACATCTTGAAAACCTTCAGCCGGCACATCGTCAATGACTCCATTCGGGATGCAGGCTTCAAAAACTTCCTGCCGCGGCCCGGGACGGAGAAGGCGCTGGAGAAGAGCAAAGAGTTTTACCGGGAGTTCACCCGCCGGAAGCTGGGGCTGCTGTTCTTCGGGACTGCTGGCAATGGTAAAAGCCATCTGGCAAGAGCAATCCAGCGTTCACTTGATTCTGACGGATGGGCTACCCTATATCTGGACTGGCCGCAGCTGGTGGAGATCGCAAAGGCGACATTCAACCGCAGCTCTTACTCAGACGACGGCAGCCAGCGGGCAGCGTCGATTGACGGAATTGTCCGGGCAGCTATCAATGCCGACCTGATCGTCCTGGACGAGATCGGAGCCGGCAACCTGACGGACTGGGAATTTAAAACGCTGCTGTTCCCCATCATCAACGGCCGGCAGGGTAAAAAGACGATCTACACTACCAACCTCGACCCGGATCGGCTGGAACAATGGTTTGCTCGGGACAAGGATGGCAAGCCGCTGGATGAGGATGGCCGCTGTATCGACCGCATTCTCGGGAATTGCGAGATCATCAAAAATAACGGGACCAGCAAGCGCCGGGAGGACGCACTGAACCGCATGAACGGAGGTACCACATGAAGTGCTCCGTACCGACCTGCCGGCTTGAAGCAATCACCGCCTGGACTACTGTTCCGATCTGCCAGCACTGCCGGGATATCATCATGCAGGAGCAGCTGGAGTATTACGCCGGTAAGCTGAAAGAGTACGAGCGCTGCCGTTACATCCGCATCCGGCACATGACTCCGCTCTGGCCGATCCTACAGCGGGAGCTGATGGCCTATGGCTGACCGTAACGGCTGGCTGACCCGCTCCGAGGCAGCAGAGTGCGGCAAGCCCATCTATATCACCGGTGGCCCCGGGTGGCGTCCGGCACGTCCGGAGGGATGGATCCTGCTGCCCCGATACCGCTGCGCGGAGCTGGGGAGGCATGTTGGACCCGGCGAGCAGCCGGCAGCTTACCTGCATGTAGCCAGAGCCATCCCGCCGCACAGCTACGCTCCGCTGTTTGTGAGGTCGATGGAACAGCTTGATGTCTCAAAGCTCACTGAGGCGGAAATGACTGCCGCTGAGCAGCATCTATGAGACGGCGCAGGGCATTGTGCGAGGGACGCGCCCCGCCTGTCGGTCTGGATTACCCATCAAACCACAAAAATTGACTGGAGGAATCAGTAATGAACGAAATCAGCATTGAAAACTTGGCCGGCGGAGCTGTCGGCGAGCGCATCAACATCGAATTGAACAAGGTAGCCGACAACGTCATGGACCCGAATACCGATTGGAAGAAAGCCCGCAAGCTCACCGTAACCATCACTATCAAGCCGGACGAGCAGCGGGAGATCGGACTGGTCAGCGTAGATGCTAAGACGACCCTGGCACCGGCGCACGGAATCGCCACTAAGCTGGTATTCGGTAAGGATCGGGAAGGCAAAGCTGTTGCGGAGGAGCTGGTCTCTGGTGTTAAAAACCAGATGATGATGGATAACGACGGCGACCTGGCCGATGACCGGGGCAAGAAGGTAGAAGCGGAAGCGCCAACTGCACCAGACAATATCTCATACCTACAACGTAAAACCCAAGGAGGAAACTAATCATGATTAAAGAAGCCCTGCAGTACATCGCCGGACTGGCGAGCCAGAACACTCTCGAAATTAACGGCCAGCAATACACCAACCACCCGCTGACCTTGATCAAGCACCCGACTCCTGCTCCGCTGGTGATCCGCAGCCTGTCCGGTTTCGTGGATTACCTGAAATCCCAGTATGACGCTCCGGGCAAGCTCATGATTCACGTGGAGAGCCCGACCAAGGTATCGGCATTCAGCTCATTCAACGACGATCAGACCCGCTCCACGTTTGCTGTGGCGGACGCCCTGCTGCCTAACATCCTCTTTGACAAATTCCTGGATGTGGAGACCTTCAACATCATGCTGCAGTCTCTATTCGTGCCGACGGAAACCAGGGCCGCCCTGCTGAAGGTTGTCGGTAACATCAAAGAAGAGAATGTCCAGAATACCGGTGACGATGGGGTTGCCCAGCAGATCACCGCCAAAACGGGTGTAGCGACTGTGGCGACCGTAACCATTCCGAATCCGGTCACCCTGCTGCCGTATCGCACATTCGTTGAAGTGCAGCAACCGCAATCCCTGTTCGTGTTCCGGATGCGGAGCGGCCCAACTGCCGCCCTGATCGAGGCGGACGGCGGCGCTTGGAAGGTTGAAGCTATGGACACGGTTAAGGCTTATCTGGAGAAAGCATTGAAGGATGAAATTGCTGCCGGTGAATTCGTAATTATCGCGTAATCATTCCAATCAGGGGCGGCTCCGGTCGCCCTGATCATTAAAAATCACATAACAACGGTAGAAGGTGAGTATATGAGGCAGCAATCTATCCCGCCAGAAGTACAACAAGCCTGGAACACTGTAGCAGCGTTTTTAAATCGGCAGCCTGAGCTGTCATTCAACATTAACCCATGGTACCGCTCCGGGCAGCCTGACGAGCGCAACCAGTACACCATTGAGATTAACGACGGCAGCGGCCGTTTGATCATAACGGCAGATGAGGAATGGCGGTGGAAAGGTCCCGCTCCGGCCGAAGGCCAACGACCGACAGCATAATCCTAGCGAAGCGGTAGCCGAAGGAGGTTATTACTTTGAACTGGAAAACAGCAACCCACCAAGAACTATATACAGTCCTTCAAGACAATAGAGCCCACGTATTGGACAAGCAAGAAGCCGAGAATGAGATTCTTCGCCGCTGCAAGCCAATGTGGGGCAAGGTCAATTACAAGGAAAAGAAGGTGTACCTCAAATGAAAACAGGAGATAAGCGCCAGGCTCAACTGGAAAGGCTCCTGCAAATTGCAGAGGATCGAGCTGCCAAAGCTTCAGAAGCCCGTCAGAGCCTTCCTGCAGGTTCCAGTAGATCCCGGGTGACATCAGCTAATGCGCGGTGGAGCTCGGCGGCTGAGGAGCGGGACCGGGTGCGGCAACAACTGGAAGATTACAAGGCAGCGCGAAAGGATGGGGTCACATGAACGAACAGCAACGCCGTAGGGCTTTCCAGAAAGTGAAGTCATTCAGCAATGATAAGTTTTGGGGCTGGATGAACTTTATCCACTCCCGCGCTTACGCCAAAGCCCAGCAGCACTACGAGGAGGCTATGAGTATCGTCCTGCAGCCAAAGCAGGCTGCTGCGGTATCGGCCAAGGCCAAGGAGATCCGTGAGACATGGGACGGCATGGCAACGATCACCATGGATGATACAGAGGCTGCGGAGCTGCAGCAGGTGGGCGTATGACTGAGATTATCGTCGATAACTTTGCAGGCGGGGGCGGGGCCAGCACCGGCATCGAGCTGGCTACTGGCCGCAGCGTAGACATCGCCATTAACCACGATCCTGCAGCCATCGCCATGCACCGGGCTAATCATCCAGAGACGGAGCATCACTGCGAAAGTGTCTGGGACGTTGATCCTCGGGAAGTCACCGGCGAGCGTCCGGTGGGTTTGGTCTGGCTGAGCCCTGACTGCAAGCACTTCAGTAAAGCCAAGGGCGGCAAGCCGGTGGAAAAAGGTATTCGCGGTCTGGCTTGGGTAGCGGTGCGTTGGGCGGCAACGGTCCAGCCCCGCGTGATAATGCTCGAAAATGTGGAGGAGTTCAAGACCTGGGGGCCGTTGCTGAAAGACGGTTATCCAGACCCGGCACAGCGCGGGCGGACGTTCAATTGCTTCGTCAATGCTCTCCGTCGGCAGGGTTATCGAGTAGAGTGGCGTGAACTGCGGGCTTGTGACTACGGAGCCCCGACAATTCGCAAGCGGTTGTTTTTGGTAGCGCGGCGGGATGGCCGCCCGATAGTCTGGCCGGAACCTACTCACGGTGATCCGGAGAGTGTTGAAGTTAAATCCGGCAAGCTGCAGCCATGGCGCACGGCAGCGGAGATTATTGACTGGTCTATTCCTTGTCCAAGCATCTTCGACCGGAAGAAACCACTGGCTGAGAATACAGAGCGGCGGATAGCCCGGGGAGTAGATAAATTCATCATAAAAGTTGCAGAGTCGGGAGGGAAACCTTTCCTTGCTCCTTATGTGATCAAAGTAAATCATCACGGAGACCAGTTCAGAGGGCAGTCCATTGATGAGCCCCTGCAGACCGTAACAGCTAAGAACGGCTGGGGGATTGTGACGCCGTACATCGCTCGGATCGGGCAGACAGGCTTCGGCGGTGACCGGCTGCAGTATGAGCTGGAAGATCCATTGACCACTATTACCACAAAAGCGGAGCATTGTCTGGTCAGCCCCACGCTCATAGAGATTGGATACGGAGAGGGGCCGGGACAAAGCCCGCGGGCGCCGGGACTGCAGAAACCTTTGGGCACAGTGGTATCTGGAGGACGGAAGCATGCACTGGTTTCGGCTTTCCTCGCCAAGCATTACGGCGGCGGATACACGGGACCAGGGAACAGCCCAGACGAACCGCTCAGCACCGTTACTACCGTCGATCATAACGCTCTGGTGACAGCCCATGTCGTCCGGCACTTCGGGGAGTCAGTCGGCAGCCCGGCAGACAGTCCACTCGGCACGGTAACGGCCGGGGGCGGCGGAAAGAGCGGGCTGGTTACATCCCATCTGGTCAAGCTGCGCGGCACCTGCCAGGACGGCCAGCCCGTAACAGACCCGATGCCGACGATAACCGCCGGCGGGCTGCATGTCGGAGAGGTCCGGGCATTCTTGCTCAAATATTACGGCAGCGCCGACAACGGCCAGACGCTGGACTGCCCGCTGCACACCGTTACCACGAAAGACCGTTTCGGCTTGGTCACGGTCGAGGGTGTATATTATCAGATCGTAGACATCGGCATGCGTATGCTGGAGCCCCATGAACTGTTCGCGGCGCAGGGATTCCCAGGCAGCTACATCATCGACGTGGATGCTGACGGGCAGCGATACTCCAAATCGGCGCAGGTCGCCCGCTGCGGCAACGCCGTTCCGCCGCCGTTCGCTGCTGCACTGGTCCGGGCGAACCTTCCGGAAATGTGCGTAGGCTCCGGACGGCAGCTGGCGCTGGAACGTTACAAGCCTGCTGCGGGGCAGATGAAATTCAGCTTGTGAGGCAATAGACGCATACAGCGAATCAGAAAGGATGAAGTGAAATGGCAAAGAAGGAACCAGATGCTCGTCAAATCGGTTTTATTCAGGGAGTAGCATATGCCGCAGGGCTTTGCAGAAGGTTTGGAAGTGATTCAGAGCAAATCCTTGCAGAATCAGGTATTACCGAGGAAGAGTTGCGAAAATATTGTGATGATTATGACTTAGAAAATCTCAGGCTGATTAATTGTGACGAAGAGGAAGATTAATGCACAGTTCGAAAATACCGGGCAGCAGTTAATATAGCGGGGCTGTCATAGCCCCAGGGAGGAATTAAGGTGCATCAATTCTTTTACCGAGGTTCATCTCATGCAGTCCAAGCCAGTAAGCCGGAAATGCTTGAACAGGCTGAAGAAATTAAAAGGTTAATTGCTTCTTCTGGAGCTGCTGTCGAGCTGGTAGCAGTCAACCAATATTATAAACAGAGTTTTATAGGTTTGGCCCTTTCCGGATACGCCAAGGGCAAGCTCATGTTTTATACTGTGAATCCTTCTCGAACTACCGATCAGATCCGGCAGGACTATGAGCTCCTCGGCTATGGTCGGGACCCTTGGGAACAAGCGCCGAATTATATCAAATTGTCTGATTTAGAGCTCGGACAGATGGAACCATTTTAAGGGTAAGCCCCGGGAGGGAACAGGCATGTTGCAACTGGATCTATTCGCAGATTTCCTAAATACGGCATGGGAAGGTTCAAAAATTGACGTCAGGGCAATTGAACAGCACCCGAATATGAAATCATTGCAACTGGTTGCTTATCAGGAATGGCTTGACTGGTCAGGATCAGGAGAGCCACAAGGACTCTTCCTGATCATTGAAGGAACAGGCAAACATCGGTATCACCTTGGAGGGGATGCAGGGATTTTAGGAGCCCCGGATTATGTCGTTAATCCAAACTGCATAGAACAGCAATTTATGCTGTCCCATCCTGACAGATGGAGATTAAAACCTTGGCGCGGTAAGGAAGATGTTCAGTGGACACCTTGGGTCTGGAAAGACAGCGATGCCGAACGGCGCTTTATGGATTGGCATTCAAAATGGTTCGGCAGCTGGACAAAAGAGGCTTGGGAGGATGCTAAGAAAAGAGGGTTATCTTGGCGGCCATCAAAGGAGGGGCAAGAGTGAAAGAGTATTGGGAAAAACGCCGTTGTGAATGCGGCCGGGGTTACTCTGTCGAGCAGATCCTGGGCGATGAGCTGGAAGAACCGGCCTGCCCGGAATGCGGAGAGACAAATAGCGAGCTGATCACGGATGATGCAGCAACTGGAATTTAACTTTGACGCTGATCCGGTAGACCTACAAATTGAGGAGTTAATCGGTCAGGCAGTGCGGGCCAAGAAGCTGCAGAAGTCTTATCGATCCACTATCGGTAACATCACCCATTACTACGTGCTGACAGATACCGGCGTTTATGACATATCGCTATCAGATGATCCGGAGTATAACTGCATCTTTGCAAGATACGAGCGAGCGGGGCTGGAGCGAGTAAATTCATCGTTTGGCCCACAGATCCCGCTGCTGGAACGGATATTTGGCGAAAAAATGAGGGCATAGACCCTATAAGGAGAGATAAGAGTGAGCGACAAAACAGGCATTGAATGGGCGGACGCGACATGGAACCCGGTCACCGGCTGCACGAAGGTCAGCGAGGGCTGCCGGAACTGCTACGCCAAGACCTTCACGGAGCGATTTGAGGGCACACCAGGGCATTACTTTGAATCCGGCTTTGATGTAACGCTGCGGCCGGAGAAGCTGGAGCAGCCGATCCGGTGGGCGCGGCCCCGGAAGATATTCGTTAATAGCATGTCGGATCTGTTCCATCCGGATGTTCCGGACGATTACATTGACCAGGTATTTGCGGTGATGGCCCTTGCCCCGCAGCACACTTTTCAGCTGCTGACCAAGCGGCCGGAGCGGATGCGGGCATACCTCAATAGTCAGGATAGGGACGAGGCAATCGGCCACACGGCTATGCAATTCTATGAGGAACACGGCGGCATGGGGGATTGCAGCCTGCCTGCAGGATTGATTCACGGACCTGGGAAGATATCAAACTATTCGATTATTGAGCACCCGACAGCCTGGCCGCTGCCGAACGTCTGGATTGGTGTAAGTGTCGAGAATCAGCAGGCAGCTGACGAGCGTATTCCGCTGCTGCTGCAGACGCCTGCTGTCGTCCGGTTCCTGAGCTGTGAACCCTTACTCGGGCCGGTCGATCTTAACGCAGTTCCTCGGCCAGATAACGCATATTTCATTTGGCGCGGGGAAACAGGTTGCCTCACGGATCGTGATGAGCCGGATGACTACGTGTACGTTAGTAAGCGAGATTTAATCCATTGGGTCATTGTCGGCGGAGAGAGCGGAAGCAAAGCCCGGCCAATGCATCCATGGTGGGTGCAGGAGCTGCGGGATCAGTGCCAAGCTGCAGCAGTGCCGTTCTTCTTTAAACAGTGGGGCGAGTGGAAGGAAACTCACGCCTTGCTCTGCAACGAGCCAGGCATTAAAGGCAAACCATGGGTTACCTTCGACCCAGACACTTCGGTTTGCCGGATCGGGAAGCAGGCAGCTGGCCGTGAGCTGAATGGGCGGACATGGGAAGAGTTCCCCGGAGAAGTGCCAAGGTGAGGACAGCCGAGGAAACATTGAATCTGCTGCTGCAAGCCATGGATAAGCGCCGGCAGTACCTGCGCCGGAAGGTCCGCAGGATTGAGGCACGCGGAATTGGTCCGGGGCCGGGCCGGCCAAACGAAAGTAATCGCCTGAAGTACTCCGGTCGTGTAGGAATGCTGACTGAGCACGCTACTATTCTCGGAATGCTTGAGCGGATACAGTCCGGCCGCATGCATCCGGATGAGATGTATAACGAGGAGGATGATACAGACGATGACTAATTCATTAACGATTACAAGGGAACATATTGAAAATCTGAAGCCAGGACTGGAACTGGATGCTCTCATTGCTGAACACGTATTCCGGTGGCGGAGAATAAAAGGGCCAAGCTTTGATTATGACGGTCCGTGTGAATCTAACGATGTACTTATTCCACCAACCATGAAAAACAACGAAGCATTTGGTTGTATGCCTCCTAGGGGAGCAATTCCGTTAACCTATTTTGTTAATCGTGGCTGGTCAACGGACAGATCCAGAGCATGGGAAGTGCTGGACAATTTCAAACAATACAACCTAATGAGGGCAGCTGGCTGGGAAAAGGAATATGAATGCCGTATCTGGGTTGGTATTACTGGTGATCAGTGGTCAGTGCAGGCGAAAACAGCGGCAGAGTCGATCTGTAAGGCCGCGCTGCTGGCAGTACTTAAACTATAAGGGGGATTCACCGTGAACACTTATGAGGTTTGGGTCCAGTGGGATAAATGGGATGATCCGTGGTGCCGGCGGACGGTACAGGGCGAAACTGCTGGCAAAGCAAAATATGCATTTTGGGAATACCTGCAGGATGGGCTTTGGGAAAGACCTTTCGGGGAAGTGGTTAAGAAGATCCGCTGCCGGAAGATCGGCGGCTTCAAAGTAAGCGATCTTTTCACCAGCCCGGTTACTTTCCGGGAAGTATGCGAGCGCCGGGCGATTGATTTTGCATACCAGGGCATGAAGATTGAAGTCAATGGTCAGATGGGCGTGATCGTGGGCGCCAACAACTCTATGAATTTGGATGTATGCTTCGAAGGCCGGTATTATGCAGAAAACTGCCATCCATGGTGGAAAACGAAGTATTTCGACCGTAAAGGCAATCTAATCAAAGAATTCAATGACTGAGGCGAAAAGGATATGAGCAGCGACGTTAAATTTTGGCGGTATTATGTTCCTTCGGTGGACGGCGTGGAAGGCTGGGGGATTTTCATTCTAGACTCAACCGGGATGTTCTCAGCTGTTACAGATTACGGCAATGCAGCCTACAAATTCGATGTACGCGCTGGCGAAGACATTCGCAAGTATTTCGCAAAGGGTGTTCCGGGAAATTTGATGGAAAAACTATTCTACGACCTGCAGCGGTATGATGGCGATGAAACCCTAATCCGAGTAAAAAAATGCATCTTGGAAGGCCGGCGGAATGGGTCATACTCCAGCGAACAAGCGCGGGCGGAGTGGGATCTCCTTGAAAAGAATGATTGGTTAGACAATGAAGCGGATTTTGTTCGCTGGTACGATGACAGTATTATCTATGATTCTGGCGAGTTGTACACGATGGGTTACCCGCCATCTTGCAATGGGTTTGTAAATAAGCTCATGCCGCGGCTCTGTTCTGCCATAGCCAAAGAACTGGCCGATGAAAGCGCGGGAGTGGCAGTATAGGCCGGAGGCCATCATCCCGACAGAATAAACCCAGCGCAGCGGGGGCCGCCAGCCTGTGAACTTATCCTTATAAGGAGGAACATACTACTATGATTATAAAGACCATACAGAGCCTTACAGCGCCTACAGGACAGATCGTCTCTGGCGTATCCTTTAGAGCCAAACGGGAGCGGGACGGATACCGGATCAACTGCGGAGAGCACAGCGGTATCTTTGTACCGGCAACTGCAGCTTTCGTTCTCAGTGACATCCAGCTCGAAGAAGACGGAAGACGCCGCCGCGGCAGCCGCTATGACTGAGCTCCTGGCAAGCTATGAAGAAACCAAGCGGCAGCTGGCCGGACAGATTGCTCAACTCGACAAAGTGCTGGAACCACTCAAGGAACGTCTGAAGACAGCAGAGACCAAGCAGGAGCGGGACCTGATCCGCAAGCAAATGGAGCCGGTCAAGCTGCACAAGAATGCACTGGCCGCCAGCGTCAGCGATCTGGAGTACAGCATTGAATGGCTACGGACAGGCTATCCGCCGGGCTACCGCAGGCCGATGGAGCGACGAAGCATATCACAGCGAACCAAGGTATGGGATCCGCAATGGATGGAATACCTGACAGCTTACGAGTATGAGTTCGAAACCGCTGAGGTTGGCCAGCCGCTGACCCGGGAAGAAGAATGGAAGATCGAGGACGCGCTGCGGAATCTCTCGGAGCGGGAGCGGCAATGTTACGTGCTGCATCATGCAATCGGAATGTCCATGCAGAGCATTGCTTATGAAATGGGGATCAAGAAGGGTTCAGTGCAGGTCATGCTGCGGCGGGCTGACCAGAAGATAGCCTTCAACAAAGCGAATAACCTGTTCCTGCTCTGTATGTGATATCTTGTCTTACGGTTGCCACCTATAGGTATAAGCTATAAACGATTAATCATTAATAGGTTTGTGACGGGTGGGAGTCGCTGAGAAGCGGCTCTCTTTGTTGTGTTACAAAGGTGGTGAGCGATTTGAAGGTAAAGTGCAGTTGCATGCTTTGTTCTTGGAATACACTCCTCAGCAGCTTTAGGGCAGACGGAATTAAATGCCCTGAGTGTGGCGGTCCTGTGTTCACAAAACCAATTGAAAAGGATGATTCTGTGTTGAAGAAGAACCGTCAGCCATGATCGAGTATAAAACCATTGAACAGAAGCGGAAATTCTACGACAGCACAAACTGGAAAGAGATCCGCGAAGAGGTGAAGCGGCGAGATAACTATGAGTGTCAGCCGTGTAAGCGGCAAGGCCTAGTCCGGATTGACACCAATGAATACAGCGAGTCAGCTCGCCGGAAAAAAATTCAGCTCGTTGTCCATCACATCAAAGAGCTTGAGGATCATCCGGCATTGGCGCTTGAGATAGATAATTTGGAGACGGTGTGTGTTGAGTGCCATAACAAAGAGCACGGCCGAGTGTTCGAGAGAAACGTGAACAGATGGGAATCTGACGAACGTTGGTAATGTTTTTTATTTTTCAATCCCCCCCGGTGAAAATATTTTTGAATTTTTTTCAAATTTGGGCACCGGTGGGGGGAGTGTTTTGTCGAGTTTTTTGGCATGTATCGCGCGATAGGGGGGGTAGGGGTGGATGCAAAGAAGCTGAAGGCGATCAAGTCGGAGCTGCTCAAGCGGATAGACCGCAAAAGTAAGGTTCAGGTTGAGAAGGTTGAGCGGTATGTGAATCTCGTTGACATCTATTATATGCTGGACAAATCAATCGAAGAGCAAGGCGTCATGATCACTGTGGAGAATGGTTCGCAAAAATACACCAAGCCCAACCCTGCTATCGCGGAGAAGAATAAAGTGAACAGCTCGTTGATCGCTCTCGGTAATGATTTGGGATTGAAAACACCCGTACCAACGCAGGATGGTTCAGGTGATGGCAGCAAAAGTGATTTGGTATAGATGCTCAAACAAAAATATGTAACGGAATATATCGCTCTTTATCGAGAGGGCAAAATTAAGTTCAACGAAGAACGGGAATTACTGGTGACCTACCTGGAGCGGGATGTCCTATCCCGGGATGATCTGTACTTTGATGACAGCATGATTGAGAACTGCATCAAGTTTGCGGAGAAATGGTACTTCCCCCTGCTGCCGTTTCAGAAATTCCTGATCGCTTTTATTTTTCTGTTTTTTAAAGATACAGGCCGGGTGTTCTATCGAAAGTTTCTTTGGATGATGGGCCGCGGCGGTGGTAAGAACGGATTGATTACAGTCGTTTGTCACTTCCTGATCAGCGAGCTGCATGGCATCCGGGAGTACAACATATCCGTAATTGCAAACTCGGAAGAGCAGGCCAAGACATCGGTTGAGGAAGCCGCCAAAACCATCAAGCGGGAACCGACGCTGCTGAAGCATTTCAAACCTACGGCTATGCAGGTGCTGTCCAAAAAAATGGACAGCATTTTTAAATTCCGCACCTCGAATGGGAATACAAAGGACGGCCTGCGTGACGGAGCGGTTGTCTTTGACGAGATCCATTACTTTGAAACCAATGTTGATGTCAGGGTGCATATATCCGGTCTCGGCAAGAAGAAGAACCCAAGGGAATTTTACATTGGGACGGATGGGTATATCCGTGAAGGATTCTTGGACAAATTCAAGGAAAAGGCCTTGAAGGTATTGAAAGGCGAGGCTCGGGTAAATTCAGTTTTCCCGTTTATGTGTAAGCTCAATGACGAGAAGCAGGTGGATGATCCGAAGTATTGGGAGCTGGCAAACCCGATGCTGAGTGAGCCGAGAAATGAGTATGCCCAGGGCCTATACGACACGATCAAGGAAGAATACGAGGATCTGGCGGACGACCCGTCAAACCGAGAGGAGTTCATGACAAAACGCATGAACCTGCCTCTGACGGACCTAGAGAAGTCAGTGGCGAAATGGGAAGAGATAGCCGGCACGGATCAGCCATTGCCGGACCTTGAAGGGAGAGAATGCATTGGGTGTATTGACTTTGCTCAGATTCGAGATTTCGCTGCCGTTGGCCTTGTCTTTAAACATGATGGCAAGGTCCCGTTCATCACACATTCTTTCACTCGCAAAGAATTCGTTGATAAGTACTACGGGTATTCCATGCGCGAAGTTGAGACCACTCAAAAGTTTGCCCCCATAAAGGAATGGGAATCCCGGGGATTACTCACGGTACTTAATGAGGAAATGATCAACCTTGAGCACATCGTCAATTGGTTTGTAACAGCTCGCCTAAAATACAGCATTAAGAAGATCATCGGCGATAATTACCGGATGGAGATGCTGAAGCCTATGCTGGAGGCAGTAGGTTTTGAGGTTGAGGTTATCCGGAAGCCGGAGGCCATTCATGGGCTGCTAGCGCCGCGCGTAGAGACTTATTTCTCTAAAGGTATGTTCGTCTGGGGAGACAACCCGTTGATGCGCTGGTACACCAATAACGTGCTGGTAACGATCAAGAAGGACGGGAACAAGGTTTACGGTAAAAAGGAGCCAATCCGGAGGAAGACGGACGGGTTCCAGGCCTTGATATGTGGCTTATACCGGTTCGAGGAACTGGACGAAGGCAGTATTGCGGATGCCTTGGATGCTTTGGACGGACTTATATTCTAACGGAAAGGAGGAATCAGATTGGGTTTCTTGGATAGTGTGCTGCGGCGTAACAGCGAGTTGGAGTCCCTGTTCGATCTGGATGTCTTTGATGACGTGGACAAGCGGAAATATCTGAAAATAATAGCAATGGAAACATGTCTGAATTTCATTGGTCGCACCATCAGCCAGAGTGAGTTTCGGATGATGCAGGATAATAAGCGCCTGCGTGACGATTGGGATTATCTTCTGAACGTTAGGCCAAACACGGATCAATCGGCAGCGGAGTTCTGGCAAGCGACTATTCACCGGCTGATCAGCAAAAACGAAGTACTGATCATCTTGAGTGATCAGAATGAATTACTCCTTGCTGATAGTTACGATCGTGTTGAGTACGCCTTATTCCCGGACATTTTCAAAGGTGTAACGGTCAAGGATTATACGTTCAAACGCTCATTTAATATGGATGAGGTTATATTCTTGACTTACAACAATGCCAAGCTGACGAGTTACATGGATGGGGCATTCGAAGACTATACACTGCTTTACTCAAGGATGATGGAGACACAGAAGCTGAACAATCAGGTTCGAGGGATTGTGGAAGTGGATTCTACCCAATCACTTGACGAGAACCGGCAGAATAAACTTCAGGAGTTCATTGATAAACTTTTTAGGTCATTCAGGAACAATGTAATTGCGCTGGTGCCTAAACTGAAAGGCTTTGGATATACCGAGGTTAACAAAGGCGATAACAACGGAAAGTCCTTTGATGAGGTTACGAAGGTCAAGCGCGATGCGATTAATGATGTTGCCAATATTCTCGGCATCCCGACTTCACTAATCCACGGCGAAATGTCCGACTATGAAACAGCCATAAAGGCATATATCAAATTTTGCATCAGTCCATTGATTAAGAAAATCCGTGATGAACTGAATGCGAAATTGATATCCCGCAGCGAATACATGAAGGGCCGGCGTATTGATATCCGGGGGATTGCCGAAATTAATCCGCTGGAACTGGCTTCTTCGGTTGACAAGCTGCGGGCAAGTGGCGTCTATAATGGCAATGAAATCAGAATAAAGCTAGGGGATGAGCCTGTGGACAATCCGGCCCTTGATGAATATGTGTTAACGAAGAATTACCAGTCGGCTGCAGAGTCTGCCGAGGAAGGAGGTGAGGGGGAAAATGCGTAGATTGACCAAGCAAGAATATTTCAAGTCATTTAAAAATCAAGCGTATGTCGAGCAACTGCAGCGGGTTGAGCGCAAATTCGAGACGATCCGTAATGAATCGGCCGGGTACACGGAATTGACGATCTATGGCCTGATCGGAGATTCCTATTGGGAGGATTCCGTATCTGCTTTAGATATCGACAATGCGTTGAAGAGCATCACCGGTGATATCGTCATCCATCTTAACAGCCCCGGAGGTGATGCGTTTGACGGCATCACAATCTATAACCGGTTGAAGAAGCATGACGGTAAGGTGACGGTTAATGTTGATGGCTGGGCTTGCTCGGCAGCATCAGTTCTTGCCATGGCAGCTGATGAATTGGTCATGGGCCTCGGATCGATGATCATGATTCACGAAGCCAGCTCGATCGTGTGGGGCACAAAGACTGAAATGCGCAAAGAAGCCGATGTGCTGGATGAGCTCGAAGAGGGCATTATCGACATATACATGACCAAGGCAAATGTCAGCCGGGAAGAGATCCGCAGCGCGGTTGATGCCGAGACATGGTACGGAGCACAGAAGGCGATCGATATCGGCTTTGCTACAAGCACTGTGGCAACCGACGGCAAAGATAAAGAGATTACCCAACTCAGGGCACAACTGGCCAGTATGAAAAATGAAATCCAGCAACTTAAAGTTACCCCGAAAGATGAACCGAAGCCGGCTGCAGCAGCGGCGCCGCGGTTCATTTTTTAATTTCAAAATAAACGGAGGTCATTGAAAATGACAATGAAGCTGAAGGGCAAGATGGAAAACTTCGAAGCGAAGAAAGCAGCTTACATGAACCTGGTCAAAGAAGGTGCCGATGCCGAAAAACAGGCGACGGCATGGAATGAGATGCAAGATGCCTTGGTTGCCGATCTGACTGAAAAAATTACGGATTCGGTACGCGATGACAACATCGACAGCCAGATCCTGACGGCGCGCGGTCAGAACGTGCTGACTTCCAAGGAGCGTAAGTTCTTCAACGAAGTCATTTTGACTGGCGGTTTCGCTGAGGATACAATCCTGCCGATAACCACCCAAGAAAGAGTGTTCGAAGACCTGGTGGCAGAACATCCTTTGCTCGAAGAGATCGGCCTGCAAGATATGGGCGCGGTGACGCGCTTCATTGATGCTGACGCAACTAAAACATACGCATGGGGAGCACTATTCGGAGAAATCAAGGGCCAAGTAAGCGCGGCTTTCCGCGAAGAACAAGTTGGACAACTGAAGCTTACGGCTTTTGCTGCAATCCCGAAGGATATGCTGGAGCTCGGGCCGGAGTGGGTTGAACGCTATGTCCGGACTCTCCTTGTCGAAAGCTACTCGGTAGGTCTTGAATACGGCCTCGTGAATGGCCGGGGACCTGCGCAAAATGAACCGATCGGCTTGATGAAAAATGTGGACAGCGGTACTGGTGCGGTAACGACAAAGACGTCATCGGGCACCTTGACCTTCGCACCTTCTCAGTTCGGAGAGGTCATTTCAGGCGAATTGCACGACGTTGTCAAGGAATTGGCTGTTGACGCGGAAGGGAAGTCTCGCAAGGTTTTGAATAAAATCGTGATGGTTGTGAACCCGGTAGATGCAATCAGTGTACTGGCACGTAACACCATTCAAACGTCTAATGGCCAGTGGGTGACGGCGATGCCTTTCAACATCAAGGTAGTAGAGTCCGAAGAAGTTCCTTCTTCGAAAGCCCTGTTCTTTGTTAAAGGGAGGTACCTCGCTGTTACAGCCGGCGGATACAAGATCAACAAATTTGATCAGACACTGGCTATTGAAGACGCCATGCTGTACACGATCAAACAGTTCGCCAACGGTAAGCCGAAGGATAATAAAGCGGCTCTGCTGTATGACCTCGATATCCAATTTACCACTGAGACTCCTTAACGGAGTCTCTTTCTTATCTCGAAGGAGGGATGAAGCATGTATAGGGTAATCCGTAAATTCAAGGACCTTAATCATGACGGCCATGTTTACCAGGTCGGAGATATTTACCCCAAGGAAGGGTCGGAATCAACCAAGACCCGCCTGAAGGAACTGTCTTCCGAGAAAAATAAATACAAGAAAATTTATATCGAGGAAGTTGAAGATGCTCCTGATGATAAGGAGTGATGATGGTGGCTGAGGAAATCACAGCGGAAATTGTGCAGGAGTTTAAGGACCGGATGCACTTGGATGACGGGGAAGACGACAATCTGACCAGGATTTTAAAGGCATCGCATGAGGACCTCAGGAAGATCTGCGGCGATTATGATATCGGAACCAGCGAGCGGTTCAAGGAATTGGTATTTGAGCGGTCCCGGTACGCTTATAACGATGCCCTGGAATACTTCTACACCAATTTCCTGACGCAAATAAATAACCTCAATCTGGATAGTGCGCTTGATGCTATTGTGGTTGGTGATGCAGATGTTGGATAACAAATATAACGCCAATAGCCATAGCGGCAGATTCAACAAAAAAATTATTGTTTTCGGCCCTGTCTTTACGCAGGATGAGATCGGAAACGATAAAGAAACCTTCGAGGAAATCTGCCGGCTATGGTCAATGGTGAAGACGACACGCGGATCAGAATATTTCGCCGCGGCCCAAACCAATTCCGAGAATACGGTCCGTTTTGTGGTGAGGTATTCTGCATTCCTGCAGGATATCTTCGATACCGACAAGACCAAGCTCGAGATCCTTTACAAATCGGTTCGTTATGATGTGCAGAGCATTATCAATGATGATGAGATGAATCAGACATTCACGATCATTGCTGATAGTAAGGGGTGAACTTAAATGTCTGTATCAGCAAACAATCTCGCCAATGAAATTATCAAAGCGCTGACCGAGTATACCGATGAGGTAAGGGCAGAGATCCAGCAGGCACAGGATGAATTGTCGGATGATGGAGTGCAGATGCTGAAGGCATCGAGTCCAGCAGACACCGGCAAATATGCGAGCAGCTGGAAGCGGAAGAAAACCAAGACGGGATATGTCATTTACAACGAAAAGTATTACCGGTTAACTCACTTGCTTGAAAATGGTCATGCGAAGCGCGGCGGTGGCCGTGTAGCTGCCAGAGTGCATATCAGGCCTGTTGAGCAGCGGCTTGTCGAGCAGTTCGAGAGGCGCGTTGAGGGGGCGATTCGTCCATGACCTTGGCAGAATTAAATGCAATCTTAAGGGCTACTGGTTTTCCGGTGGCCTATTCGCATTTCAATAGCGAAGTAATCCCGCCATATATCGTTTATTTAGTCTCGAGTTCACCAAATTTCATTGCGGATGATGCCGTGTACAAAAAGATCGACGATGTTCAGATTGAGTTATATACGGAGTTAAAGGACCCTGCTGTAGAAGCCATTATCGAAGACATCCTGGATGCGCATGAAATGCCGTATGAATCGTCTGAAATGTATATTGAATCGGAAAAGCTGTTCCAAAAAATCTATGAAGTGAGGTTGATGAGATGAGCAACAAGGTTAACTTCGGCCTTAAAAACGTGTACTATTCCACATTCACTAATGTGGCTGGAGTAATCACTTACGGTACACCAGTCCGCATTCCCGGAGCAGTCGAGCTTGGGCTTGAGCCGCGTGGAGATATGACGGAGTTCTATGCTGATGACATGCTGTATTATTCCGCAAGTAATAACCAAGGATACGACGGCACGCTGACGATCGCCAATATTCCTGAGAAGTTTGCCATTGACTGCCTGGGCGAAGAAAAGGACGAAGACGATGAAGTGATCACCGAGAAGACGACACAAAAGGGCAGTCCGTTTGCCTTGATGTTTGAGTTTGACGGTGATGTCAAAGCTACTCGGCATGTCCTCTACAATTGCACAGCGAACAGGCCGACGGTGACAGGATCAACGAAGACAAATACAGCTGAGCCACAGACCAACGAGCTGACGTTTGTAGCATCCGGCCGCGAGACCGATTCGGCGGTTAAGACAAAAACGACAACATCAACGCCGGCCGGCATTTATGACGCATGGTACACCGCAGTTTATGAGAAAGAAGTCTCCGGGGGCTAAGGGGTGAAATAACGTGGAAAAGACAATACCAATCGACGGTAGACAGATTCGGTTTAAGTCAACAGGAGCAACGCCGTTGCGGTATCAGGCGCAATTCGGGCGTTCCTTCTTTCGTGACCTGATGAATGTCGTTGAAGGTGGATTCAAGAAAGACGATAAAGGTGAGATCGTAGTCGATGTCGCCGATGTTACCAAGATCAACATTGAAATGTTCTACAATGTGGCATGGATATTTGCTAAGACTGCCGATAAAGACATCCCGCCGCCCCTTGAGTGGCTGGACACATTTGATGAGTTCCCACTCATCGAAATTCTGCCGGAGCTGCAGGACATGATTACACGCAGCCTCCAGTCATCAAAAAAAAAGTAGACCAACAGGGTGCGTCCGGGGAAGCCATATCCACCGAGACGTACCTTTTGTTGTGTAAACACTGCGGTCTAAGTGTGGATGAGCTGGAGTCTATGACGATTGGGTCAAGTCTAGACTTTGTACAGGAATATATGGACCTGCACAATCCTAAAAAGAAAAAGTCTCGTAAGGCCACTCAGACCGATTTTGATAGCTTCTAACGGATGGGGGTGTAAATATGGCGGATAAGAGAATTAAAGGCATTACAATCGAGCTGAATGGCGATACGGGGCCGTTAGACAGAGCGCTGAAGGGTGTAGAGAAAGAAGCGTTCAGTATTGCGGCTGAACTCAAAAACGTCGAAAATGCGCTGAAGTTTAACCCGGGCAACGCTGAGTTGGTTGCCCAGCAGCAGGAGCTTCTTGGAAAGCAGATTGAAGCTACAGCAAAAAAACTGGATACATTGAGGCAAGCGCAGTCGCAAGTCGAGCGGCAATTCCAGAGCGGAGCCATTTCGCCCGAACAGTACCGCGCATTTCAGCGAGAGTTGATTTCAACAGAATCGGCACTTGATGGGCTGCAAGGCAAGCTGCAGCGGGTACAAGCAGATCAGCAGAGCCTGGAGAGCGCCACAAGGCAGCTGCAGACGCTCTTTGACGCGACAGGAACGAATATTGATCAGTACGCCGATAGACTCGGCCCAGGCCTGACCAATGCCATTAGATCAGGCAGAGCATCCCTGCAGCAGATGGAGCGGGCAATCAATGAGGTCGGCAGGGCGGCGCTTGGCGCTGATGCCGATATGGGCAGGATGACTAATGCACTCAGAAGCGCGGACTCTGGGAACTCCCTGAACAATATCAGAAGGGAACTATCGGAGGTAGCGGATGAAGCGAGGTCGGCCGGCAATGAGGTTAATGAATTCGGGTCGAATCTGACGTCCGTGGTCAGCGGCTTGGCTGCAGGGGCCGGCATTGGCGCGGTTGTCTCTAAAGCTCTCGACGCTTCAAGCCTTATGACCAAGATCGAAGTATCGTTTGATGTTCCAGAGGAGTCGAAACAATCCGTTTATGCGGCTGTTCGAGGTATAGAGGCTTACGGCTTGGATGGTCAGGAAGCGCTGGAGGGCGTCCGGAGGCAGTGGGCACTCAATAAGACGGCCTCCGATGACGCGAATGCTTCAATAGTGAAACAGGCAGCCGGGATTGCCGCAGCGTATCAGGGCATAGATTTCATAGAGTTAATTCAGGAGACAAATGAGGTCGCGGCAGCGCTCGAAGTGTCAAATGAGGACGCGCTCGCGCTGACAAATGCCCTGTTGAAGGCCGGTTTCCCTCCGGAGCAACTGGACACGATTGCGGAGTATGGCAAGCAGATGAGCGATGCCGGCTTTAGCGCCAAGGAGATCCAGTCCATATTTGAAGCTGGAATTGATACGAAAACATGGAATATCGACAACCTGAATGATGGTGTTAAAGAAGTCCGCATTCAGATGGCAACCTTCGGGCAAGAGATTCCATCAGCCCTTGCTCCTTTGTTAGACCAAGCTGGAATGTCTCAAAAAACATTTCAAGATTGGGGTAAGGCGGTTGCGGCCGGCGGCGATCAAGGCTCAAAGGCGTTGTCGGATATGGTGACTTGGCTCGATACCATTGAAAATGAAGCCTTGAAAAATGAGATCGCGACGAAGGTATTCGGCACCAAGTGGGAAGACCAGGGGCAAAACATGATTAGTGTGTTCCAGGGCGTTGGATCTGCGATGGATAAGACGGAGGAGAATGCCGCGCTACTGAACAATCAAATGGAATCCCTGAACTCTGATCCGGCTGTGCAAATGCAGCAGGCCATTGCCGACATGAACACCGCGCTGGCCCCGTTGCTGACTTCTATCGCCGAGCTGATCGGCAAGATAGCGTCTTGGGCGAGCGAGAATCCTGCATTAGCCTCTACGCTGTTGGCTATCGGTACTACCTTAGGAATCATCATTACTGCCGTTATTGCCCTTACGCCTTTAATCGTGGCGCTGACGGGGGTGACGGGAGGGTTTGGGGTTGCATTGAGTGGAGCTATATTGCCCATTACGCTGATCGTGGCTGCGATCGCTGCTTTAATCGCCATCGGGGTCCTGCTGTATAAAAACTGGGACGAGATTGTCGCTTTTTGTAAGAAGGCCTGGAGCGCCATTGTTGATACGATGAAGGCATATCTGGAGATGGCCAAAAAGAATATATCCGCAGCCATTGACTTTTTTAAGAGCACCTTCGAAAACGGGCTATCCTTCCTGAAGGCGCTGGTAAGCGGCGACTTCGAAGGCATGAAGAATGCCATCGGCAAGCAAATGGAAGCCGCAAAGACGCTGGTTAACAATATCCTGAACAATATCAAGGAATTCTTCAGAACGATCTTGGGTGACAGCTACAATACGGTTGCCGAGAAGTTCACAAGCATCGTCGATTCCGTTCGGAACAAGATGCAGAGCGTCCTTGATACGATAAAAAGCCTCTGGAACAGCGCAGTGGAGTTTTTAAAATCCATTGACTTGAAGGAAATCGGAGCGAATATCATTCAGGGGCTGCTGAATGGCCTAGAGTCTATGAAAGCGAAGGTTGTAAATACGGCAAAGAACATTGCCAGCGGTATTGGTGATAGTGTCAAGGATTTCTTTGACATCCACTCTCCATCCAGGCTCATGCTGTGGTACGGCGCCAACATCGTGCAGGGTCTGGCAAACGGCATGTCCAATACAGCGCGCCAGGCCATTAATTCCGCAGCTGCTGTATCGTCTGCTGTGGCCGGTGCTATGGCGATTGATGCGAGCGGCATGGTAGCGGCGGCAACGGCCGGCAGCAGTTCAGCAAGCGCACCAGCCGCGCCAAGTATCGTTCTTAATTTTGCCGATATGCTGCGGGGCGGCAATTTCGTTATCCGTAACGATAATGATGGGGCTTTGCTGGCCCAACAGTTTGCAAACATGGTTACACAAAAATTCAGGGGGATAGGAGGCTGATGGCATGGCTTCTGATGCCGTCCTTACACTGGATGGGGTAACACCGGCAGAGCTCGGCATGGGCGTGTTCAGGCGCACCCAGCGCCCTATTCTGTCCCCTACAGTGGATATGACAACAGCAATACCGTATATGCCCGGTGCTTATGATTTCGGGGCTACGCTGGGGCCGAAGCCGTTCTCGCTTGAGTGTGCGTTTATAGCCCGGGACTATTTGGAGCTGCAGCAGCGGGTATCTAATTTGGCCGCGTTCCTGCTGGATGACGACGGGTGCCCGCGTACAATGCCTATCGTGTTTGCGATGGATCCGAGCAAGCAGTATTCGGTTCGTTACTCCGGAGACTTGCAGATCGACCGGCTTGCCGGCCTGGGCACGTTCACACTACCGTTTGTTGCATATGATCCCTATGCCTACAGTGTTGACTCCACATATGACCTCGTTACATGGGACACGCCCCTGCCGTGGGGTGACCTGAGGTGGAGTGATGGATTCAGTTTCACATTAACCGGCAGCGGCGCAGCAGAGGTAAACAACATCGGACACCTGAACGCTGAGCCGATCATCCGCATTACAGGCGCTTTCTCGTCTCTCTCCTTGACGTTTGGCGGCGGTACGTTTGAGTACTACACACCGTTTAGCGGGACACTGGAAGTGGACTTTAAGCGGAAACTGGTGAGGTCTGGAACGACAAGCTTGATGCTCAATACAAATGCTTGGTTATTCAGTAAACTGCCGCCGGGAGTGTCCAGTATCATCGTTGGCGGGAGCGGAATTAACATCTCCATGGACGTTATTTTTAATTTCAAATATGCATCGTAAAGGAGGCTCGTGCATTGGCGACTATTAAAAACATACCGATTAATGAGAGCCTGAAGGTCAGTAACCCGAAGATCAATGAGAATTTCACGAACATCAATAATCAGGTAGAGGGACACGTAAACTCGGCCGCGGCTCATGCAGCGGAACACATCACCTATGGCGGCTCTGTTGTGGGAGCGGAGAATATTGAGCAGGCTGTTGATTTTGTAGATGAGCGGGTCAGTACAATTATCGCCGGTGGTGGAGAGGGAAAAGACCCCGAACTGACGGACATTCAAACACCGGATCCGGGGTACACTCCTGGCCGAGAAATTGTCGTTGCGGGTGATATGGTCCGTGATATGCAGCATCAGTTTAGTGCGCAGTTGGCGGATATAGCGATTAACGTCCGGTTTCCTCCTCCTCCATTAGTGGCAGCGCAGCCAGATGGCTCAGATCAGACCAGCGTTATCCAGGCTATAATTAACAACTGCAATAATGTCATAATCCCTGCAGGTGATTTCCATATTCATGGGACTTTAATTATGAATAAAGACCAAAAAGGGCGGCTGCATTTGCTTGAGGGCGCGAGGTTACTCAAGCCTGCGAGCGCATCGAATAGTGATCCGGTTGTCTGGATTTGCGGATATGGACAAGAATTGTCTGGAGCAAATCGCTGGAGCTCTCAAATCACAAGTCAACGGCCTTCACCGCGCGGTGTTGTTTCACTAGGATATGCCGATATGAGCGACCCAGTTGCTAGGGGTATATACTATGATGCGATCTCGACATTAAATCTTAGTGGTGCAGGTGTCGCAGAAACCGGATCCGCGAACATCGTCCTATATATGGCGAACCCGGAGGTTTCGTCAAAGCCGTCATATTTTCACAACATAGACTCACTAATAATCCGTCAAGCAAACATAGGTATGCAGTTAGAAGGATTTGCTAACGGCAATATTATTACAGACATCCAATTCATTTATATTGGGACAGGTAAGTACTTGGAAGGAGCTTCTATAAAACTTAAAGCGACGGACGGGAAGTATCCATTGGAGAACTCGTTTTCCAATGTCATACAAGGCGGATTGTCCAGTGGAGCATATTTCCTTTATTTTGATGGTAAAACCTACGGGAATATGTTTACCAATGCAATAGCTGAGCCAGGAGGGACAACAGGCAATGAATCCGTATTCGCCCATGTTGTTGGTACAGAGCATACTAATAATGTTATTTCGGGATTCCCAAATACGCGAGGAGGATACGGATTCCCTACATGGTTCTACGATGTGAACACAGTGCAACTCGGGCCCGAGATATACAACGGGCTAACTAATTCTAAAATAGTCAACACCCGGAATTATGTTCTGAATAACTTGTACTCACACAAGAACTTCTATATAGATAACCTTGCTGAGAATACTGCCTATGAAGTAGTGCGTATTCCTAAAGCTGATTTTGGGAATCGGGTATATTTTGTGGAGCTGACTGTGCTTACATCTTACTTTGGGTCCGCAATCCCTATATTTATAGATGTAGCCAAAGCGACCTTTCGCATAAAGAAGCCAGTGAGCGGGTCGGTTTCTATTGTTCTTGATTCGCTGACAGAAGAAATTGATACTATCGTTATCCCGTTTGAGAGCGGAAATGATATCGTTTTTGGTTTGAAGGTTTTTAATAATGGATCTGGAAGCAGTCAGGTGACGGCAGCGATTGATTGTAAAGTTTTCGGTACACATAATTCGAGTATACCGAACTCTACACCTCAAATTAATCTCATTACTTCCCTGACACCAATAGCATCTCCCACGGTGTACCGCCGTGCAAGGAATGCTATTCTCTTCTCAGGGGCATCAGCAAACAGGCCGGCGACAAGTTATATCGGTGTAGGTCAAAGTTATTTCGACACTACATTAAATAAGCCTATCTGGTGGAACGGCACAAACTGGGTTGACCACGCGGGAACAACTGTATAAGGGAGGGTTATTAGATGGCACTACAAATGGATTACGAAAGTGTACACGGCATTTCTGTATCAGATGCTTACGTGCGGATAGACGAGCAGAGTGGCGGCAAGTTAGGAATATCGCTCCGCATAAGGTTTTACGCCTCTATTGATGCCGCCAATGAAGGCAAACAATGGCTTGAGGAGCGAGTGGTTTCATTCTCGCCTGATGTAAGCGATGGTGCAGCTAATTTCTTGGAGCAGGGGTACGAGTACTTAAAAACTCTCCTTGAATATTCACAGGCTGTTGACGTCTGAAATTACCTAAAGCTCCTCAAATGTATTAATATAATTAGTATCAAAAGGGGGCATAAGATGGTGGATAATAATAAATTTGAAGACACTATAATTAACCTTACGGATTCATTAAAGCTATCACTAGAAACAAAAAATTGGTACTCAGCTTTGGCATTAGGATTGACCTTACCTGATATATGTTCTCGACTAGAGAGTCCCGAAGTATATTCATCCGTAAGGTATCCCGGATGGTTTGATAAATATGTCGGGCGTTACTATATGCGAACAATAGGTCCAGAAAAAGAAAATTACGTATTTCTGAGTGGCAAAGATGCATATGCTCTAAGGTGTTCTTTTTTACATCAAGGTGATTCAAACATAGATCAGCAAAGGTCTAAAGATGTACTAAGCGATTTCTTGTTCGTGAAACCTCCCGAGGCAGGCATATTCCACCTTAACTTGCTTGACGACACTCTCCAGCTTCAGGTTGATTTGTTTTGCATAGACATTTGCAACGGAGTGTTAGAATGGATGGATGCTTCACGAAATAACGTCTTTATTACTAATAATGCAATGAAAATGCTTGAAATACACGACGATGTGAATTACTAGGTTTTGTATTATAGGAGAATACTGCGCACTAACATAATTAATTCGAGAGAGCTGCCGGACCTATCCTGCGGCTCTTTTGCATGGAAGGAGGCGTTACCTTGATAACAATACGAAACCCATCACTGCAGCCGTTGTCCGTCATTGAGCATTACATGAATGACGAAATCAAAGAAGAGATCAACAGTAATTATACATTCACATTTGGGACGATCATCGACGAAGATGGCAAAAGTGAATACCTGGTTGATGGAAATATTGCCGACGTTGACGGCCGGCTATTTAATATCGTTCACCATCGCCGGACACGGGGAGCTGACGGCATACTGGTCGCCGTAGAATGTGAGCACGTGAGCTATGATCTGATTCGCACGACCTGGGCAGACGGATTTGTAAATGCAGGAACGCCGGAGCAGTTGCTGGGCATGGCGCTTGATGGCACCGGATTTACGATCGGCACCGTCGAGCTGGCCGATTATATTTCAGTGGATCTGGCCGAGGAGAATATCAGTGCCCGGGCAATTGTCTTGGAGATTGCAGCACAGGCCGGCGGAGAGCTGCGGTTTGATGGATACACAGTATCGCTGCTGCAGCGGCGCGGGATTACGCGGGGCGTTATGTTCTCGGTAGGCAAAAATCTGGTTGGCATCGTCAAGGATGTTGATGTCCGGTCCGGCGAGCGCGTGACGAGCTATGAAATGGATATCCTTGAGCTGAACAGTCTGCCGGAGTTTGCGGGCCTTGAATACTTCGAGCTGGGCGATACCGTGATGATATATGACCCGGAGCTGGGCATCAGCGAACAGCAGCGGATTGTAAGCTATTCCTACAGCCCACGGCGCCGGATTAACAGCAAGGTGTCCATATCCAATAAGATAACCGGCATTGCAGATACGGTGGTAAGCCTGCGGAAGACAACCATCGTCAAGGACAAATCGTATTACGGTAATCGGTTCGGCCCCGAATATGGATTCCAGAGCGAGCGGTATGATAAACTGGCTCGCTCGGTATTCAACGCTGATGAATTCCGCATGCAGAAGGGAAATGGTACGGGATCATATACTGACGCGATTTTTTTTGATCCGTCTGAAGGTGAATATGAGTTCACCGGCATTGTACGGGCTGCTTCTTTTATCGGCGGAACAATTGTGATCGGCAGCGGGGATAATGCATTCCGGGCCAGTGATTGGGGAATCTGGCTGGGCGATGAAGTTTTTGCAGACGCACCGTTCAGCGTGAACGTGGCCGGGAAGATGAAGGCGGTAGACGGTGACTTTCAGGGGAAGATTACTTCATCGGAAATCGCTGGCGGGGTCATCACCGGCGCGCAGATCCGGACGGGAGAGTCTGGGGTATATCCATATGCTGAAATGAGCAATACCAATAAAACCTTTACTGTAGCTGCTTCGCCATCTAGTAGAGTTGAAATGACATCATCAGGAGGACCAGGCGCAACTGTTGGTGTTAATATTGTTGGCGGAGGGAGCACCTCATCTCTATCTTACGGAAATTCGGGAGTATATCTTTTTGGAAATAGTAATATTACAATGGAGGCAATGAATATATTCCTTCGTGGATATAATGGTGCATATGTTTCTAGATGGAGTGATTTCAGAAGCGAAGAAACTGGCGTTTCGCTGGAAACTGAACTAAGTGCCTTGGCAATTAATATGACCTTTGATCCATCTACCCGCAATCTAAAACTGTGGAGCAAAGGTGGTTATCTCCTTTCACAAGTAAATATTCCTGCAGAATGAATTGAAACTATTTTCGTTTTGTGACGATAATAGTATTAGAAATCATTACCAAGGGAGTGTTTGCTTTGAAAAAGTTTATTTCTGGATTTATCGCTGGTGCTCTTCTATTTGGCGGAGCTTCAGCATTTGCCGCATCGACAAATCTAATTGGCCAGAAGGTTCAGGGTATTTTCAGCATAGAGAAGAGTGGACAGAAGGTGTCCGATGCTGTGATCATTAACGGATCAGCATATGCTCCTGTTCGTGCTGTTGCTGAAGCAACGGGAACAAGCCTAACGGTTGAAGGGAAGAAGATAACAATGGGAGATTCGACTACTGTTTCTGCGAGCAATCAAGGTAAGCTTGATGAGCTGAACTTTCAACGCACTGTGATAGTGAGAAAGATTAGTGAAGCCGAGGGTGGAGTTAAGATGTATGAGACTACCTATCTTCCCTCAGCCCAGCAGTACTACGAAAATTACAAAGGTACCGAATCGGAGCAACAGTATAAAAATTGGCTGGATGCTCGGAATGCTGAATATGAGCAACGCAAAGCAGATTTGGCCGAATTACAGCAGCAGCTTAAAGAACTAGATGCCCAAATTGCCGAGCTCCAAAAATAACATATCAAACATCAGAGTCCTGCCGCCGGCAGGGCTTTTTTGTTACGGAAAGGCTGATGAGAGTGATAAGAGTGCAGAACAAAATGGTTGTTGAAATGGAGCCCAGCGTAAACGACATTTGCGCAGTCATATCTGCAGTATGCGCGTTCCACCCCGGGGGAGAAATCCAATTGCTTGAGAAGGTTAAGGCTTCCATCGAGGATAGAATTAAGGACCTGCAACCGGCAGGAGACAAAACCAAAGACACGCCCCAGTAGGCGTATCTTTTATATACATCACATAGAGAGAGGGAGCGGTCAAAATGTCCGACGGGGGAGCAAATCAAAGAGGAGGGGCTGGAGGTGTAGTTTTGGAGAAGCGTATCGAAGATGTGGAGAAGAACCTGGAGAGCATGAAGAATGAATTTCTAAGGCTGTCCAGCGAATCTACCGTAGCAGATAAGCGGCTGAAAGTACTTGAGGAAAGTGTGAGCCGGCATGAGCAGAGTATTATTCAACTCAAAGAAACTACGATTGAGATGAAAGTGCAGTACGCAAACATCATGGGCAAGATTGATAGTCTGGATACCAAAATATTCAGTCTGCTCCGCGACGGCAGAAAAGACAGCGCAGCTGAGAGGAAGGTCTGGACGGATTTGCTCAAGTGGGTACTGTCCGGGACGATTATCGCCATTGTAGGATATATCTTTTTAGGAGGCGGTCAGTAATGAAGATTGCAATTGACGCTGGACACGGCCCGCAGACGTCGGGAAAACGTTGCCCGGATGATAGCATGAGAGAATTCAGTTTTAACAGCGTGGTCGCCCGGTACGTCCGGACAGGCCTATTGGACTATGAAGGTGTGCAGACGCTTTTTACCCACGCTGACGACGGCAGCCGGGACGTATCTCTCAAGGAGCGCACCGATGCAGCGAACAAGTGGGGAGCAGACCTGCTTGTCTCAATCCATGCAAACGCAATGGGCTCCAGCTGGGGCTCAGCACGCGGAATAGAGACATTTACCTATACCAGCCGAGCGGCGAGCGCAGTGGCGTTGGCTACGGCCGTACAGCGGCAGCTTATCAAGGTCACCGGGCTGTATGATCGGGGCGTGAAGGCCGAGAACTTCCATATGGTCCGCGAAGCCAAGGCAGTCTCTATCCTGGTTGAGTGCGGCTTTATGACCAATAAAGAGGAGGCCGCGCTGCTCAAATCGGATGATTACCGGCGTAAATGTGCTGCAGCCATAGTGGCCGGGATCGTCGAGGCAGCTGGCCTGCAGAAAAAGAAGGAGGCTAAGAGCTTGGATCAGGATGTTAAAGTCGGCGTTTATGTTGATGGCGTGAAAGTTGGAGACGGTAAGCTGGAAGCAGGTGTAACGTACCTGCCTGTTCGAGTAGTGGCTGAAGCACTCGGCGCCAGTGTGGACTGGAAGAAAGAGCAGCTGCGTGTAGATATAGAGAGGGGGAAATAATTATGCAGAATGAAGTCCTGACCAGTGTACTGGCATTCGCCACTGTAATTGCGGTATTCGTCCTGGCTGCCGTTGAGGCTATCAAACGGACCATCAATGTGCGCCGTAACGCACTGCCGGCAATGGGCTTGGTAGTAGGCTTGCTGATCGGATGGGTTGCTTACCCGTTTACCGAGCTTGACTTGGTACTGAGGCTTTGGTCTGGAGCATTGGCCGGGCTCTCTGCTACCGGCCTGTTCGAGCTGGCGTTTTCAAAGCGCGACGGCACCACAAAAGAGTAGACATTCACTCCCAGCATATGGTATTCTAAATCTACCAAAACCGGAAGAACCGGTGAGAAGCCTCTGCTCTGTGCAGGGGCTTTTTTTGTGTGGATAAAAGAACATTCGTTCGCGTATAATAAGCCCATGGAGGCGATTTTGTGAGCGACCAGCATACATACAGCAGTACGATGTTGAGCAATGAGGAGCGAGAGATGGTCCGGGATCTGATCCTACTGCCTTACATAGATACGATGGTTGGCAAGAGCATTGTAGAAATAGAACGGTCGGGAAATATATTGAAGCAGACCTACCTCATGGCCGGACGATATCTGCAGCAGCGAATCATGGCCGACATTTATAAACTGAAGCAGGAGCTGAAGCAGCGGAACATCAAGGTGGTAGACGATGCCAATGAGGATTTTTTACTGTACTACATGATTTATTACCGGGGATACCAAGAGCGGTTTGGAATGACGCGAGATGTGATGAGGACCCAGATAAGCCTGCGGCTCACTGCATATACGTCTGAGATCGGGCAGCTGCTGAAATGAAGAAGACCCCTCCGGCTGATAATGGAGGGGCTATTTGTGCTAACTATTTCAGGTCGCACGAACAATTGTATCTGTGCTTGTAATTCTCTATGGCCTCTTTCCTATCTTCATTATCTTGTTGCTGTTTTCGGGCATCATCATACATACTATCATGTTTCCAGGTCACAAAATCAAATGCAGTGCCTATGGTTCTTCCATGCAAATTATGCTGCAGTTGAAGCCGGCCATCATTTTTCCAAAGATCATAACGCACTCGTCCCAATAAGATCGTGAAGCTATTATGGTTCTCTTCAATATCACTATTGATCTTGGATTTGGCATGCCCTGTTAAGTTGGCGAGGAATTCAACCGCCATTTTTTTATTGAGTTTTTTTGCTTGAGCGAACTTCTCCGCCCTCGCACATTCAGCAATTTTATCTTCGTCTTCAATAATTAAAGGCAATACTTCTTTCATTGAGAAATATGAAATGTTGCGGTCTGAACGATTAGAGTCGTATCTGAAGGATCCGTATGGCTTCAGTCCTTGATATGCAAACACCCCGTCGTGATTTCCCGTCAAAGCGTATATAGTCCACAATCTCCCTTTGTAGTATACCACTTTATCGTAAAGTTCAATTACTTGACTCATTTGAATTACTCCCTCCTCTTACATCTGGATATATTTCGTTGTTATATGAATGGTTTATGATGTTAAACTTTGTATTTAATTACCGGAGTGTATTTCGACATTTAGCGACAGTATATTCCAGAATAATATTCTAAAATGATGTCATGCGAACGTATAGGTTCGGATTCCGACCAGGGAGCGCGACTATTGTCGCTCTGCCTGTGCTTTCTTACTCGGCTTATTCCAATCATAGAGTGCCTCCATCGGCACTCCTAAAAATTGTGATGCAGCGTAAACAGCCTCAAGGCTCATCTTGCGCTTGTTACTGCACCAGTGATAAACCATTCGAGATGACCACCCGATCCGGCGCGCAAATTCCGCCGGGGTGATGCCTCTCTCGTCGAGTAAGTTCTGCAGCTGGCAGTTCCCAAGTGGACCCTGCGCCATCGCCGCCATACTCCTTTTTGGAAAGGGTGATAACGAGCGAATTATAACACATCAGAGAGGCGGAATCATGAAAATGATCGACATTATGGACTTATACATGACTTCTAAAATAAGAGCCGGTCTTTTTCTTCTACTAATGCAAGTGCAAGACGGTTGTTCGAAAGAAGAGGCCGAGGAAAGCCTCTTGCAAATCATCCAAGACACCGCAGAATTAGAAAAAAATTTATTGGCTGATCGCCTCCCAACAACCAAATCACCGTGACCATATTTTGACCATACTCGTATCATTTTTTATCTGAATTAATCGGAACCCAAAACGAAACATTTCCTATTATAATACGGTGAACCTAACTGTTCCGAGATCAATATTTAAGAACGTAAGAAATACGGCCTCAAAGCTGCTCGTCGTGCTCCACAGTTCTCGAAACGTTAATAATCGCATAACATCAATGGTTTGGAGCTCTTGGCCTATATGGTCAGGGGCTTTAAATTTATCCACTGGACATATCGTGACCATATTTTGACCATATTTATTTTTCCTGACCATCCGTGACCACCTCCTGTGTCGTCTCCTGTGGGCCGGATTCCATGAATTTTGCAAAGCGGTCGGCCGTCTTTTCCTTCGCTGCCTTGGTGACGTGAGTATATATGTTCATGGTCATCTTGATGTCTGAGTGACCAAGCCGTTCTTGTACTTCTTTAATAGACGCACCGGCTTCAAATAGCATGGATGCATGAGTGTGCCTCAGACCGTGGACAGTGATTGGTTGTAGATCGTGGTCGCGGATCAATCGTTTCAGCATGTCATTTGGAAGTGCCAGTCTCAGCGGCTGTCCGTTCTCATGAGCAAACACTAACCTATCGTCTTTGCTAAGAAAGGGCATCACAGGACCGCTATTTGCCTCTGAGCGGCGTTTTCGTAGTAATCCGAGTGTTGATTCGTCCAAGCTTAACACGCGCCTGGAGGAGGCCGTTTTAGAGGTCAAGAATTGAAATTCATCATTATCGTGGAACAAAGTCTTTGATAGGCTGACCGTCCTCTTTTTAAAGTCAATATCACTCCAGCGAAGAGAAAGAGCTTCACCTTTTCGGGCCCCGCTATAGAGCAAGAAGTGAAATAAAACGTAGTCGCGGAATTCAAGATCTTGCTTGGCGGCACCAAGGAACCGAATAACTTCATTTCTCTCCCAGAAATTCCGGATATCTTCTCGTGCGGCGAAGTGATCTGCTTGTCGCTTCGGTACAATCGCATCACGCATTGGATTGCGTGAAATGATGTCCATCTTTACGGCATAGTCAAAAATCTGATTGGCGTACATCCGCATCTCGTCAGCCGTCTTGATCTTGGCGGCTATTTTGTTCACAACCTCCTGACAATAACTCCGCGTAATATCCATCAACTTAATTTTTCCGAAGTGGGGAAGAATCTGCTGCTTGAATTTGCTTTGCACGGCTTTTTTTGTACTGGGCTTAAAATTAGGTGAGTTCAGAGCATACCACTGCTTGTACACCTCCTCAAAGGTCATATTCCGATCTTGTGCAACAAAGCTTCCGTCCGCAACTTCCTTTTCAGTCTGTGCCGCATCGAGCTGCGCTTCTTTTTTTGTCCTGAACCCTCGTTTTGTAGACTGCCTGCGCTTTCCGGTCTCAGGGTTGATCGCCCCATAATACTTGTAGAGCCAGCGAGTACCGTCTTTGGTGTCGTACTTTTGGAAACTGGCCAAAACATTACCTCCTTACCATGATAAATTCCTGATCATTGCCTGATCCCTTGCGATTTTCATTTCAACGTCATTCATATGAATAACAAAGCAGCTTTTCTTCGTGCCATACCTGTACAAAAGTTGGTGAATCTGTAGTGTCACGATTCCATCAAAGCAGATAACATCCTTACTAAGGACTGGTACGCAATCAATTCGGCTCATTTCTTCAAGATCAATCTCCGACAGCCGCTCACCTATAGGCAATTCTATTTCACGACAATTTAAAAGCGTCCACTCATCCAAATAGGCAACAATTTGCGCAGGTCCATCCATTGATCCAGTAGGATCGTAATAAACTAAGAACTGTGTATGTGGTAGATCAACAGGGAATCCCTCCTTTCTCGAACTTCCAGCCGCTGCTGTTTTGGTAAATAATGAACCTTCGATCTCACGGCGTAAAATCTGATCGTACCGCTTGCTGGCAAGCTCTGTCCCGACCGTAAACGTTTCAGCCAATTGTTGTATGGCCTGTTGGCGGTCCGGAGAGAGGTCCAGCCGCTTTATCATGCTGATCGGCATAACGGCATACATCAAGAACATTTCTGTGTCTGCCTCTTGGTGCCGTATAAAAAGTTCTGGCATTATTAGTTGGTTGCCAGCATGACGAAGTAGGTGTCCTAACTCGTGAAAGAAATCAATTCTCTGTTCTCTAGCCGTTCTATTCTTGTCCAGCAGAATAATGGTGTTCTTGGAATTTGTATGAAAAGAAACGCCTTTCATTTGTTTTAAATCTGCATACTTCACGGTTATTTTCATTCTTCCGGATATGGTTAGGACATTGATATCTGCAGGTGTTAAGATTTTATGCTCTATGTACAGTTGTTCGACGAAATCTTCAAGATGGGTTGTTTTGTAATGTTTGATCATAATGTCCTCCCTGAAGGGAATGTTTGTTCGTATCAATGGGTGTGCAGAATCAGCACGGCAGCTGATGCTACAGAATGAATTACTCGTTTTCAGATGTACGTTTGATGATTTCCCAAACCTTACGCAGATCCTCAATTCTTTTTTCAGGTGACTCAATCAGTTCTTTAAAAAATAAATTATTATCCGGGTTGCTTATAAAATCCTCGAATTCTGCAATTTCAGCAGCAGAGAGAGGGATAGAATCGTTCACGGCCCCGATCTCTTCCGCCCCAGATAAACGCTCTAATTCATCCACAGTAATTCCTAACGCTTTTGTAACCTTGATTACATTGTCAACCGCAGCTCCGCCAAACCCTCTGTTTAGCATAGAACGCAAAGTTGTATAAGGGAGCCCTGCTTTTTCTGCAAATGCTTTCTGGCTCAGTCCTGTATCTTCAATCATTCTTTTAACAACTTCGGCCCTCCGCACGACTTATCCTCCCTAACCCGTATTAATAATACGTTATTTCGTACATGAGACGATTATAACTGGAACTTACTGAAAAGTAAATGCTCATAATCGTGTTTTATATCAATTAAAGAGTTGACTTAATACGAAATTGAGTATAATCTGATAACGAAATACGAAATTGAACACCGAGAGGAGGGAAATAATGTTCCCGAACTTGGAGGCTGAGATGGCGAGGAAGAAAATCAAGAAGGGGGATTTGCAAAAAATACTCGGAGTACGCTATGCCACAATCGTCGATAAAACAAACGGGAAAACTCAATTTACATTGAGCGAGGCTTTTCAAATCAAAAGGTCTCTGTTTCCGGAATACCCTATCGAATATTTATTTTCGAAGGAGGTCGAACCTCATGGAGCCACCAATCATTCAGGTTATGATTGACCAGGATTATGTCCGGAGGCTGGCGGAAGCTGAAGTTAAGCGCCTTGTTCAAGATGTAGAACCGGGCGCTTGGTGGGACATGAAACGCCTTGAAGCTGAGACGTGCAGAAAGAGAGATTGGTTAATCGCCAACATCCTCTTGAACCCAGTATATCAGCAGGACATGAAAGGCATTTCTAATGGCGGTGAAGGAGGACGCTGGATGTTCAAGGCATCTGGAATGCGTAAATTTCTTGATTCTCATTTCGAAAACCTAAACAGCCGTCCTTCAAAACTGGTCCGCTAAAAACAGGAAGGGAGTAAGGCCGTGGACAAGAAGCCAGATAACGCTGCAATCCATGAATCCCAGCGCCGTCTATTAAACAGCAGCTGGGGCAGCCGGAAGTACCTGCAGCAGAGCGTTGACGCTTATAACATTCAGGTGACCATGCAATCCTGCCTGGATGCCGGGGCGCCGCCGGATCTGCTCCGGCAGATTATATCCATGTTTCGCCGGCATCACGCCGGGGACAATCAGCTGCAGGCGATTATTGATGATGTTGAGGTCCGGTTTATTACATCACTGGAGTGTGATCAGCATGGAAGCTCAAACTCTCCTGGATAAGGCCGCAGCATTAGGAGTGCAGATTGAATTTAATGGTCCGTGGTGTAGAGAAGTCGGCCAGACCGACTGGGTCAGAAGAAAGCGGCTGTATAAACGGTTTTACCGAAAGCTGCTGAAAAAACACCGAGAGGAGAGACAACGTGCCAAATCAACCCATAATCTTCAATCATCCTGAGTTCGGGGAAGTCCGGACAATCGATCTGGAGGGAAAGACTCACTTTGTTGGCAACGATGTTGCAAAGTCTCTGGAGTACGCCCGACCTTATGAAGCTGTATCAGCTCACTGCAAGGGGGCGGTAAGTTACCGTGTCCTTACAAGCGGTGGGGAGCAGGATACAAAGATCGTTCCAGAAGGTGACGTATACCGCCTGATCGTCAAAGCTGCAGATCAATCCCGCAGCCCTGCCGTCAAAGCGAAGGCGGAGCGATTCGAGCGCTGGATATTCGACGAGGTGCTGCCAGTCATCCGGAAGACGGGCATGTATGCTGCTGACGAGCTACTGGATAACCCGGATCTACTCATTGAGGCGGCAACCAAGCTGAAAGAAGAGCGGGCAGCCCGCCGGGCTCTGGAAGCGAAGGTGGAGCAGGACAAGCCCAAGGTACTTTATGCCGAATCGGTCGAGGTATCTTCCACCACAATCCTGATCGGCGAGCTGGCAAAGCTGCTGAAACAGAACGGCATTGATATCGGCCAGAACCGGCTGTTTAAGGTGCTGCGCAATCGCGGATTCCTGGGATCAAAGGGTGAGTATTACAACATGCCCACACAGCGGGCAATGGACCTGGAAC